CCGGTAAATACATCCCATAGGTTTTCTACAATAGCGTCATATCCGCGTAAGTCTGCTTCTCTAGTCGCCGCGTTTTGAGCGCTAGGCGCGTCTTTAGCCGTATAAAAGATTTTCTGTTCGTCTTTTATTTGTATCTCGGACAGCCGTCGTTGAAAGTCAGGGTCAGTCAAGGCATAGGAAACAAACTCGTACGTATTGTCAAACGCCCGAGGAAACTCTCTACCCAGTTGTTGTTCGGCTAGTTTTTGTACGTTGATAATTTGGCCTACAGCGGCTCTAACCTCTGGGTTAAGTAGTGTGGGGTTTTTAAAATACTGCTGAAGAATCTTAACTGTGTATGCATGTACTAATTCATGCAAGAGCGCCGTTTCAGACAGCCCTCTGTCGTTAAAGTAGATAGTATTTGTACGCGGCTCATATGTAGCTGGGCGCGTTGGCGACGTCTTAGAATATTTAGACTCGTAAACAAAATTAACGGCGGATGTCTGGTCAGACATCGACAATAGGGTACCAGCTAAGGTTCTGTAAACAGCCGCGCTTATTTCTTGCCGCTGGGCGCCAAAAAGTTTTACGGTCGCAGGCATGCTTCTCATCTGCGCCTTGCTCATACGGGCGCCAGCTGCGTTACTCTTTAAGTAATTTAGTAATGCCTTTAACTTTTCTCGGCCAGACTTATTACGGTCTTTTAATAAGTCAACTATGCCCTTGCCTTTTGTGTCGTCCCGCGTCTTCTGTAACGCGGTTCCGTAAGATACGTCCCTCCCACCGGCAACAGCTTCTTGCCGCCGTTGTTCCGAGATAGCCGCGCTGGTACGACGCCGTTCTTCTATATTTTGACCCTCAATCGGGGCCATTTTTCTAAGTGCCAACTCTTGTTCTACGGGGGAGCCGTACTGAACTGTATCTAACCAAATCTGCCTAGATTCGTCAGAAAGCTGGCTCCACGGGGGCATGAACGCTGGCCGGTTGGTCTCATAAGCAAGCGGCTTACCATACTTTTTGTGCAGTTCGGCGTCTGTAGGCGCTTCTCTACCCTGCGCTTTTGCAGCGCGCCTTTCATCTCTAGCGAACGACAGAAAATTTGTTCTGTAGTCGTTTAAGCGCTCAGCCGCACGTTGATGTTCTTCCGGGGTATTTAGAGATATATTTTCACCAAAGTAGACAAGCTTTTCCGCTGGGTCTAGCTTACGAAACTCTGGAAATTTGTAGTCTTTTAGTAGAGGGTCTTCCTCGGCATCTATAAGAGCGTTGAATTCGTCTTTAGTTTTTTCATACTGTTCGCGTTGTTCTTCACTAAGTTTATATCTTCTAGCTTTTACACGCTTAGCTTCGGCTTCCAACTCCTCGTCAGAATACTCAGACAGCGGTAAATTCATTGCCCCGGCTTTAGCCCTTTGTATATCAGCAGTCGCCCCATCTATATCAAGAGAACCATCTTCTGCTACATAAGCTTCTGGACTTAAACCTACTTTTTGTAGGGCGCCGAAAAACATTTCGCGCTGATCCTCTGTGATAGCCAGCGTCGAGTCGTCTTTAGGCTGTACTTTTAGGCTGTTTAATAAATCTAGGGTCTCATCTATTGTCGATGGCGCAGCGCTAAGAGTGGGCTTAGCACGTTCTGGAGTTGTAGTTTCAGCTACTGGAGTAGGCGGTTCAGTCTTAAATGCATCGGGTACATCATCTAATTCAGCTACTGTAGCGGGTGCTCCAGCTTCTCTTCCATCAGGTGTTGCAACAGCTTCTCCAGTAACGCCCACTCCACCAACGTCAGCTTCTGCAACTCCGGCTCCGGCGGGTACTCCATCACCGGGTTCGACAGGTACTGCAGCGCCTTCTCCAGTAGGTGTGGCTCCAACTCCCTCAGCGGGAGGGGTAACGGCGGCAGTTGCATCTTGCTCTCCAGTTATCGGCGTAGTAGGTGCGGCATCAATAGATTGGACAGAGTCTTCTGGGCTATATAGATTTTCATACTTGTTAGGCTTAACGATAATCTCTTTATCGTCTTGCTCCGTTGTATCCGCTGGTGGGGCTTCTTGTTCGGTCGTGTCGGTTACGTCTTCGCCAGTATCAAAGAACGACCTATCCTCTACTTCGTCTACTTGTCTACCATCTGTACGGCGCCCAGTGATAACATCGGCTGCGCCGGTAATAGCACCACCGCCTAGACCACCCTTCAGACCGGCGTCAATAAACCGGACAAAGTTTTCTGGGCTAAAGAACTTCTGATTCTCATCTACAAATGCCTCTGCCGCAGCCGAAGACATCTCTTGTACAGCTTCCGTGGCGCCTTCAGTGAAGAACCCTTTAGCCCCGCCTTTAGCGGCACGTTTGTACCACGCCCCGGTAACTTCCTTAGGGGAAAGCCCAGTTTTCTGTAGCTTACTTAGCAACGTGACAGGAAGAATAGAATCCAACACGGCGTTAAAGCCCCCTGCCACAACGGCAGCGCCAAGCTCTTCTTTGCCTGTAGTTTCTAATATGTTCTGATATACCTCAGGTATATTCAATGCAGCGGAGCCAGCAAAAGCGCCAGCCGTCTGATTCATAAGTGCTTTACGTTGGGCAGCTTTAACGCCCGCGTCTAAAGCCTTGTCTTGTATCTCTTTTATAGCCGCAGCGTTCAGGCCCTCTAGACCTTTTTCGCCTATAGCTTTCTTACCTAATTCATTTCTTACGGCAGTGGCCGCAGCTTGTTTAGCAGCTTCTACTCCGCCCCGTCCAAGGAAAGCCGCAGCGCCGCCAGTAAAAATAGCGGGTAACATCGTGGGGACTGCCTCTCCCACGGCTTCGACAATATAAGTTAGAACGTCGCCAGCGCCCTCAATATTTGTAAACGAACCTACGGCAGGTCGGTATTTCTGCTCAATCTCTTTCTGAGTCTGCGCCGCCTCTTCCATCTGGCGCTTGTAGTAGTCTTCCGCACCGACAGCCTTACCCACCATACCCGGCAACACATCGCCAAGCAACATACCGGTTTGCTTAAAACCACGGGCAATCGACGGCCCAATAGCGCTGAGACCAGTTGCTCCGGGTTCAGGGATAGGCTCTGGCGCAGGCGCAACTTCCTCAGAAGTTGAATCCATCCTAGCAAGAATGGCATCTATAACTTCGTCTCGCGTAGCGCCTTCCGGCCCCTCTATCTGGTAAGTCTTACCGTCCGGGCCCTTTATCTGATATAACGGCATTTTTACCCCTACTGCGGAACAGTTACTAGCTCACCGAAACCTTCTCTTTTATACACTGATCTTATCTTAGCTTCCCGTTCCTTGAGCTGGGCTTTTAATTTGTCTATCGTTTTCTGCGCGTCAGCTTTCTTATCTTTGTCTTCTATTACACCAAGCCTACTCGTTCGCTGGGCTATTTGTTCTTCTAGCGATTGAATGGTTTTATCCGTTGTCAGGGCTTTACTCAAAGCTGTACGTCTGGCTTCTTCCCTGCTAAGTCTCGCTTCGTTCGCACTCTGTTCGGCTCCTATTTTAGCCACATCACGTTGTGTCTGACCCTGCATAACTTGGCGTTCAGTCTGCATTCGTTGCTCGTATATGCCCATTGCGCGGTCAGCGTCCGCCTGAGCTTGTTTAACAGCCAAATCTCTATTCATACCAAGCTTATTGACATAGTAGTCAGACATAGTCTTAGCGTAACCAGCGCCCGCTTTCTTGAGATCAGTCTGAGCGGATAGCAACAGGCGTTTATTCTCACGGCCTTCTAGTCTACGATACTTATTAATATCGTTTTGGGCTTTTTCAATATCCATACGCCGGTCGTAAATTTTGTCGGCGCCCTTCTTGTACTCGGTTAAACCGGCGGTCATACCCGCCGCAATGTTTGCAAAGGCATTGGGGTCTTTACCGCCCATAGTTGTTAAGCCCGCCATCATGATGGCAAAACCAAAGTTCTGCTTCTCGTCTTTGTCGAGTTTAGCGCTACGCTCGCTCAGGCGCTTCATTTCTTCTTCGCCGTACACGCCTTCGTCTTTTATCTGCTGTTGAAGAGCAGATAGGTTATCCCTAGCTATCTCAATCGGCATAGCGGCTGCGTCCATAACACTCTTATCCGCCGCTTTCATTTGATCCTCAAGCGGTTTTAGGACGGCAGCATAATTAGTTTCTGGCGGGAGAATACTCGCCGGGGACAAAGCTGGGCCAGCCGGTTTGGCGGGTTCAGCGGGTTCAGTCGGTTTAGCAACGCTCGGCGCCACGCCCTCTGCTTGTTCAGCGCCCGCTTTCATCCGCTCATAATCTTCTTGGGATACAGGTTTGTACGGAACCGCTGGTTGAGCTGGTGTGGCTGCAGCAGCTTCTGGTAGTGCTGCGATTCCTGCAGGGGGTGAAGACTCAGAAGCTAGTCCAAATGCTCCACCAAGTCGGGTATTACTCAGGACAGGTTTTGGTAAATTTTCTATCGCCCCCTGAGCCATACGAGGAAGAAACGCGGCAACGTCATAACCAATTTCGCTAAGTTTTTTGAATACTGCTTCCACTGCGGCGCGATCGCCAGTACGTTGAGCTTCAGCTATTGCAGCCCTAGCCTGTTCGTCTAGCTCTCTTTTAGCCATAACCTGACCGCCGGTAGGCGCATCAGCGCCCGGGATAACTCTAGGCGCAGGAACTTCGCCAGCGGCTCGGAACCCAATAATACCACCTTCGGCGGCAGAAACTACGGCGTCATCTGCTAAAGCAAGGGCTGGCAAGCCTCTCTCCATAGCATCTTCTTGAACCACAGTCATCTGCGGTTGGGGTTGTTGGTTAGCAGCGGCAGCGAGACCTCGCAAGTTAGCCCTATCAGCCTTCTCCTGCTGCAGAATCATGTTAGCGTAGCTAACTACATTTGGCTTTATGCTCTTATCTATTTGAGCGTCACTAAGTTTGTCTGCTACGGTATCTAACTCTACCGGGTTTAGGCTTCCTATACCTCCACCCTCTACAAAACTAGCAATACCGCCATCGGCGTAACCCGGAACCGAGCCACCTTCAGCAGCACCAAAAGTTTTATAAGCGCCATAGGCTGCAGTACCAGCACCCAACAACTGAGACAGCGGACTAGCACCGGGCTGCTGATAAATAGTTTGTGCAGTTTGACCAACTGGCACACCACGGATCATGTCGGCCATGAAGCCAAGCTGCTGATACGGGTACTGCTGTTGACGTAAGAAATCTTGGTAACCAATGTCGTAACCAGCTTGACGCAGCGCCTGTTGCTCTTTACCAACATCACGTTGCAGATTAATAATCCCTTGCTCTTGAGCAAATTGAGTCTGACCCAGCTGGCCAAGAGTGCTAGCCATTTGACCGGCTTGCCCCAAACCACGGAGACCCAACTCAGCACCGAACTGCTGTGCTTGACGAGCTTGCTCAAACGCAGCCTGAGAGCCTTTAGCTTGGATGTCGCCCATCTGCTGGGCCAAATTACGGTTGGCTTCAATATCAGCAAACTGTGCACGAGTGCCACCAAACGCACCAGACTTAACGGCTTGCGACCCACGCTGGGTAGCGGCAATATCAGCTTGGCGCTGCGCTTCACGCTTCTGGATGTCCACCACGTTCTGCATATATGGCGACATATACGCCTGCATAGAGCCGGGGTCGGTAGCCATCTGCCCGTATTGTTGGCCAGCCATTAACGAACCAAGCCCAGCCGTACCAGCCATACCTGTAGCAGCACCGATTTGAGGAGCGACTTGCATAGCCCCAGCAGCCTGTTGGGCCTGCTCTTGCATAGGGGTAAACCCTGCTATGCGCTCGCCACCATAAGTTTGGTACGGTTGAGAGGTGAGCTCTTGCGTCTTAGCCAAAGTTTCTTTGGCATACGGTTTCGCCCAATCCGGCAGTTCGGTAATTTGTGTTGCTGTTTGCTCTTGAGTGCCGCCACCACCACTAGCCATAACTATTCCCCTAAGAATTTCTGGTACATAACTTCTTGTACCTCAAAACCATGTTTCTTAGCAGTCATCCGCCAACCGGGGCGTCCGACGAATTCGATACCAGAACAGCCTGCATCCTTGGCAAAGCGCTCTAGCATCTCAAACATTTTGTCCTCCACATATTGCATGTGGTTTGGCTCCCCAGCGCAGTACTGAACTGTCAGCATTTTGCACTGCGGATATTGTTTCACTTCGGTTATAACGTGCCCGTATATTGTATTGCCTTCGTGTGCAACAAACAAATACATTTGGCCATTTAGTATGAACCGAAGTATGTCGTCTACCCTTGCCCTGCCGCGAGTCCACTCTTCTGACTTCTGTAGATACGGCAAGAGGGCAGGGAGCACGTAGCTGACCTGCCCCGGGTAAACGAGAGACATCTCCATTAGGCACGCGCTACCTTATCGGGATTGATTTGGCTCTGCTGACCGGATTTACCATGAGCAGCTTTGCGGACTCGGGCCATCAAGTTGTACAACTTCTTAGCGCCCTTCTCAACGTCCCCGCCACCCAGTCGGCGAACAGCCTCGGTTGGGACATAAGCCTCATCCTTAGCCACTCGTGCGGCCTGCTTACCCTCGATAGAGGTGGGGATAGAATCGCTCATGCCGTCGCCCGGGCCGTCAATCTTCTCAGCACGTGGGGCACCAACTTTGGAAAGCATCTTGTTAAGAGCCATCAATCCGGCATCATTGCTGCCATTGCCCAGCGCCGCGAGAACGTCGGCGGGAACAATAAACGAATCTTTCTTTAGACCGCTCTCTCTGTAGCTAAGGGCGCCGCCCTCTGATAGAGACATCAGACCACCACCGGCGACATTACGAGTCTTACGCTCGCCGTAGCTAAACCCGGGGTAGTAATTAACTTCTCTGGTGGAATAAGGCAACCCAGCTTCGCCTGCACCAAAACTCGCGCGTTGAGCAGCAATCTGCTCAGGGGTAGCCCTACCTAGAGTAAAGTCAGGATAGTAGTACTGCTCGGTATCTTTCTTGACTTCTTCCTCTTTATCGTCTTTCTTCAAAGCCGCAGAGACCATCGGGGCAGCAGCCATGCCGATGTCCATAGCGTTATCTTTTAAGAACCCGCCAATACCACCCGGAGTTTTACCAGCCAGCACATTTTGAATGCCCGTACCCATCTCACCTACACTTGCTCCGGCTTGGCCAATAGCTGCCTGCATCGGGGATTGAGTAGCAAAACCACTTGAGTCACCCTGCGCCAAAGCTTGTTCTAAAGTGGGTACAGTAGGCTTAATTAGTTCTGGTGCGTATGTTACTGGGGGGGCCGTTCTAGGAAGGTCAGGTAAACTGGCGAGTTGTTGTTGAGCTGCGATCCGTTGTTGTGTACTAAAAGCGGGATTGAGGCTACGTTGGCTTACACGAGCCATTTCGGCAAGGGCGCCTTCTGGGTCTCTCATACGTTGAACAGGATCAAGAACGGATCCAAAACCGCCCACGTCCGCACTGGTGGAAAACCCACCCATTTGATTCAGCATAGAAGCGTCCGGCATAGCTGGAATTGCGGCTTTAGGCATTACAGCGGGAGCACCTTGCAACCCCGGTATCGGGGGCCTACCAGCCGCCGTAATAGCCGCATTAGCCTGAGGAGCAGCGGATGCTGCGGGACTAACACTTGGTGCTGCAGTTGCTGCACCTGCCCCCATCAAAGACTGACCCAGCCCGTAGCCACCGAAAGCGCCAAGACCGGCCATCAAGCCTTGCTCCATATCACCCGTAACAAGCCCAGTCAAACCGCCAATGGTCAGAGAACTCATAAGAGGGCTACCGAAAAGCGTGCCCATAATCCCACCCATACCGGCTAAGCTCGGAGCCATAGCCCCTGCAATGGTGGGCAACAAAGATGCCAAGAAGAACGCCTCAGGCTGTCCAGTCTCGGGGTTAATTGTCAACGTACCACCGTTTGCTTCGGCCATGCGTTGGAGTGCAGCGACCTCGCCCGGGGTCATGTGAACGAGCATGGAGTCGCCGTTTCGGCCCTGTGACCGGACGGCCTCGGCGATGGGGTGTAGGCTCATGTTCATAGTGCTTTTATTTTAATGTGTCAAGGGGGTGTAGGCAATGGGTCTGGCACTGGAGCGATAAAGTTCACAGCCAGTACGGATGACGAAATGCCCGGGTGGGGGGTTGAGGCGGCTTCTGCCGTCAGGGTGACGTCGAGGTCAGAAGCACCCCAGTAAATTTCGAGGTACTGCCCAGCCGTCATGTCGATGTTGAAGTTCCAGCTCACCGAACGGTAGTGGTTGTTGGTTTCTAAGGTGTAAGCCCTAGTAGAGTAGCCAATCGGCGTACCATTTCTTACCAACCAAATCCAAACTGTTTTAGCGCTAGCGTTTGTGCTTAAAAGCTGCCCGCTATATTGGAAGTTATAAATACCGCTAATCCCGATCTCTATGCGGGACGGGTTCGTGGCGTTTCTATCTACAGCATTGTTCAGGTAGGTATTGTTATAAACTATTGGGTAGCCTGTATTAATAATCGCGAGCGTTTGGGATGCTGTATTAAAAAACAGCCCATTGGGGCAGTCCACGTACTGACCGCCGTTAACCCCGGTAACAGAAGATACTAAATTATTTAGGCGGTTAAAGTACAGACGCAGCACGTTACTGTACTGATCCATCTCTTGCTGGCTATACGCATCCCCAGCTGAAGGTAGTCGAGGCGGTGCAACACCATCTAACAGCACTCTAGCCATTAGCGACGCCCATCTGGTTTCAGGTTAATGCGCGGCACGCCAAGTTGCCACTGGGTTCCAAGTGTGTTTGACTCGATCTTGAACGCCATCTGACGGCCACGCACACGGATCGGTAACTGGTCAGTAAATCTCTGCACCTCGTACTGACGGGTCGTTGTGTAGTTATTAGCGCTAACCACATCCCCTGTTTCAGCCGTGCCGTAGTTACTGCCCGGATATTGGCGTGGGGTCAAGCTGACTGTTACTTGAGGCGCAGCAGTGGTAGAGCCATCAAACTTAACATCAGGAATCATGCGCCAGCCATACTGGAACTGATACCCATCTGCTAAATCAAAATCCGCAGACGTAATATAGGCCGTCATGGCGCTACCATCGGCATCAACCCCGCTCTCATGGTTGTATAACTCACCATTGACACCAGCATAGCCAGTAGCCACCGGGTTATTACGCAATGGGGTATCGAGCCACGCGGTGCGGTCTAGATTGCCGTAGTACCAAATCTTGTCGGTGTAGTTAAACACAACATAGCGGTCAATTGTGTTTGATCCTTCAGAACAGTAAAACCACCAAATTTCGTCAAAACCTTCATTGGTAGTGGCAAACACCTGAGAATGCTGATCCTTGTTAATGTTGTAAAACACCCACTGCCATAACGGGCAAGGCAGCGTATTTACTCGACCATCATAGTAATAGAACTTGTCTTCACCCATCCAGAAGGTCAGGTTAGAAGCAGTGGCTACGGCGTTTGGCCCGACAATAGATATGTTTGCACCAACTTGCTGAAAGCCCCACACATACGGAGCGCCGAGGTACTGCATAGAGTACACAGCGGCGTCGGTAAAGACCAAAATCTCTTGGCGCTGTGGTTTGATCGCAACAATTTCAGACCCAGCCGAGAGCGTAAAACTACCCGCTTGGTTAGTGACAGCGGGTGTCCATGTGGCGTAATCTTCTTGATCCGACCAACGCACCAGCAACGGATTCAACGTGGTATCAAAGTAATCATTACAACCAAATGCGATAACAAAGCGCGACGAATCGCTTACATGCACTATGTTGCACTTGCTGGGGCAACTGGTATCAGTCGTCCAGTACGCCACGCCTTCTTGTGTATTAGTGTTTGTTGACGACAGAATCTGAGCGCGTGTATATGTAGCCGTGGCTGACGATGGCACCCACAAATATAGAGCGCCCCCGCGCGCATTAAATATAAGCCGCTCGCCAAAGTTAATCTGGCTCCATAAGCGTAATGGCGCAGAAACAAGCGCAATGGACGACGATTGCCCCCATCCAGTCCAATCGCTTGTGACTTGAGTAACCGTGGCCCCAGAACTATGAGAAGCCGCCGATGTTCCAAGTGCGCCACGAGTACACGGATCAAACGTGTTGCCAGCTATGCCGGTGTAAGTAATTAACTCAGAGTCAATAATTATCGTTCCAGAACCATCAAAGTCCGCTGTGCTGGTCACCGCGATAGTGGTATCCGAATCGTTTAAAGCACCATTTAACGTAGTAACAGTAGTGCCGGTAACCGACCCGCCCCAAGTTCCCGCGCCAAAACCGTTTAAACTTACCCCAACATCGTTACCGCTGTTAATCTGGAAAGCGGCGGTTATAGAGGTGCCACCACCCGGAGAGTTACCGGCATCAGTTGTGTTAGCCGTAGTAGAGACCGTGATAGTGAAGTTGTTTGAATCTACGTAGGTTACTTGGTGTTCAGCATTGAGGATGACATCGGTAATACTGCCACCAAGCCCAGCAGCACCACTAAACGTAACAAAGTCGCCAGTTTGGGCATTGTGCCCCGTAATATTTACATTGATGATCGACGAGTTATTCGTGGCAGTAAAGCAGTTATCTGTATCAGGAGAGGTGAACGTAGCACGCAACGGCGTGATGTCATACAAATATCCGTCGGTGGAATCTTGTATATAAAATTTAAGGTTTGTGCCAAGGCCGAGTAGATTGTTCCCTTTTAGGGTAATCCAGTTCCACAGCGAACGACAAACACCCCAAAACCTCCCAGTCGGCGGAGTCAGCGTAGCGTCAAGCGGGCCGCCATCTTTTGTCCAGCCACCAATCTTCTCAGGCAAACCACCACGAAAACGCACTTTATCGCACTCAAACCATGCACCTTCATTAGATAAAGTGGTGGCGTTACGTCTTACACCGGGTTGAAATTTAAGCGCTTGTAATGGCATTTAAGATCCCCGAACACGCACATCAGAGTAGCACGCAGCTACAAACGGCGTCGATTTGTCAAGGTTAATTTCTCTTACCAATTCCATACATTTCTTTTCGTCAGGCACTTCCAACTTATGCGCCACCTGCAATGAATTCCCCGGGCCAGCCACGAAGATAAGCACTGCAATGATGGTGTTCATTACATAAGCTCAAAGTGTGGCCCGTCAATAAACGGGCGTTTGCCTTGCGACCTACGCAGGTCGATGTATGTGGTCATGGCGTCTTCCATCTTGCCCTGCCACGTGCCAATATCGTCAATGTGCCAAGCGCCGCCCCAGCGGACAGTAACCCCGTGCTCTTTGGCAGCAGCAGCCATAGCGTCGGCTATGTCGTCATAAAGATTTAATTCCCACGACACCCGGCCCGATATATAGGCTACTAAGTCCACAGCCAAGCCGTCGATATGCTTGGATTTCATGGTTTTGCTAGCGCCGCGAGCGACGAGTTCCATCTGACGGGGCACCGAGCGCAGACCTTCGGACACACCGAAATCTACCTTAGTCAATTGGATAGCACGTTTAACGACCACGACGAGGCTATCTTCTACCCCCTCAAGCCGTTCTAAGCTGCGCTGCGATAGCTCAAAGCTCATTTGGTCAACCCCTTTTGCTTTTCATAGGTACGGAGACCCCCCAAACCAAGCATGCCTAACAACACCGTCATGAGGCTGTCCATGTCGAACGCAGGCAGTGCTGGGAGTGTAACTCCGAAGTACGCAGTTGTAAAGATTACGAGTGGTTGTAACACAAAGTGCCACGCTAGGGCAACCCCGCATGTCCACCCCACAAAAGGACGCCACCCAGATACAAAAACCGACCGGTGGGACGCCTCTGCCTTATTGACCTCAAGCTGCCCCACTGCCAGCTCTTGGGCGTGCTTTTCCGACATTGTGGCGATCTCATGCGCCAGCTTTGCCTTTTGGTCTTTGTCCTCGATAAACTTGTCCAGCAAACCCGTCACCGGGCCAATCAGAGCACTAAGCATCTTTGCCTCCCTGCATCTTCGGGCCGCTGTTGACATACAAGCCAAACCACGCCGCGCCAGCGCCCACAATCACAGACACAAACCCGGCTTGGGCATTGGTCGGATCGGGCAGCTCCATGAACCACGTACAGGTCTTATAGAAGACCAACATGTAACTCAAAATTAGTAACCTCGGTACGATGCGCCAAGCGTCTAGATCTTTAGCCGTCATACTTTCCCCACCATCTCAAAGAATATCATCACCAGCCAAGCCAAAGCGGCTAATAGCGCAGCAATAAGCCCGGTGTAGAAAACAGCAAGAAAAAACTCCTGCCGCTTATGCTTCTGTAGTAACTCAACCCGCTTGCGCTCCATCGCAATCTTTTCCCGCTGGCGCATCATCTCAAGGTACGTCTCTTGCCCATAGCGCAGAATGATCATGCTGCGGAGCTCGCGCTCCATCTCGCCCAGCTTCTGCCGCTGCACCACAAGCTGTAGTGCCTCTTCTTCCACCGATCCAGCAGATAGCAGCTTCTTAAATATCGGTGGGTTTTTGGCTTTTTCTTCTGCCTTGGCTATGTCGGCCTTAGCCCCAAAAAACTTACCAATATAGAGCGCGACATCCTCAATCTCACGCCCAACTTCCACCGCCTTTTTGATGGTGTTAAACGCCGTCGTGGCGACGGTAAAGGCGGTGATTGGGTCGATCATCTACGCAACACTTCCAAGAATAGTGCCGTTGTTGGTGAGAGAAACTGATGTACCTGAAATAGCTGCACCGCCGGAGCCGCCTGAACCACCACCGCCTGCTCCACCCGATTGGCCATACCCACCACCGCCGCCCGCAGCTCCAGCATTGCGGGCGCCAGAACTCCCCGGGCTTTGCCAAAGATAGTAACCATAAGCGCCGCCGTTTTGGTCTTGACCACCGCCGTAGCCACCAGGGTTATCTGCTCCCTCCCCACTTGGGTATAGTGCATTAACACCATTGGTATTTGTTATTATGCGACCGCCACCGCCGCCACCCGAGCCGCTATCGGTACCGCTGTTTTCTTGTCTGCCAGCGCCTGAACCGCCGTTTGGCCCACCCTTGCCCCTAGTATTGTTAGAGTCACCTGACGCATCGGAACCCGCAGAACCCGGCGAACCACCAGCGCCACCCGTGTATGAAGCGTCTCCACCCTTACCACCACCAGCACCGCCACCGCCACCGGACACACCCTCACCGCCACCTCCGCCACCGCCTCCACCCCCGCCGCCAATAAACGCGCCAGAGCCATTGATCAGCACGATATTTGGTGCAGCGTTAGAGATGGCGGGGCCGCCGTTGCCGCCAGCAGTGTAGTCATCACCACCGTTGCCACCACGCCCAAGTATGTAGCCGTTGTTGGTGATGGTGACCAACCCCCGCATGGTGTCAGGCAACGTCAATGCAGCCGTCGAGGTGCTATCCGACCAAATGTAGACGCCCGGGTCAATAGTCAGCTCGACCGGCTGCCAAGGCATCCAGTAGAGGTCGCGCAGGTAGTCGTACAAGTTAACCTCTTTTTGGTTTGACGTGATGGTGTGCCTAAAGAGACCACCGCCGCCAAACCCGAACCCTTTAGCGGACGTGCCGCCGAGACGCACAATAAAAGGCATGGCCCACCCCTACGAGTAGTTAATCAGGCTAGCAAGAACTGTATACGTCGCCGAGTCCGTTTTAACAATCGTATACGTGTACACATCAATGCCATTGGTAAAGCCCTCGGTGGGTGCTACCCCGCCCTGCCATTTTGGCGTGACGGTCGTGCCATCAATTTGAAATGTCGCGCCCCAGTACTCGTCCGCGCCGATGGTCGCCATAAAGACCACGGTCATACTCTCGCCGTTGGCCATGATGCTATCTAAAGTATTTGAACCATCACCACGAATGTTCAGCGTCCAGTCATCAGAAGCGTCTGTGGTGTAGTACACGATGGCCTGAGTAAGCGCGTCAAAATTGATGGTGCCCGTGGCTGCGGTCTCCGACACCGTAATCTTTTCCAGACCTTGCTGCACCTTGACGGTATTTTCAAAAATCTGCTTGGCAGAAAAGGTGTTTGTGGCAGAAAATGTCTGCTCGGTACCCAGCACAGCCAGCGTATCGTCCACCGTGTCGGGGGCGGTTAGGGTGAAGTTGCCGTCAGTAATTGTGTCCGGTGCTTTGATGGCTACGTAGTAATCATTTTCCGAGTCGTCGTCTTCATACAGCTTAATTTGCGCTCCGGCACCCGACGTGCCAGCCACGTCCATCTGCGTAATGCCGTCGATAGTACCGCCAGAAATAGCACTGCTGGTAAGAGTTGCCGCCGTAGCGGTAAGCGTTGCTACATCAAGCGTAGGGATGTGGGTAATTTGGGATACAACATTAGTACCATCGACATAAACAACAGCCGACTTGCCATTTGGAATTGTGACGCCAGAGCCACCACTCGTCTTAACAATAATGCTTTGACCGCCCGTAGTGTTGTTCTGCACCACATAAGGCTTCTCAATGGTCGGCACCTCCAAGTTACGAGTGTCGTTAAGCTCAACAGAAGTTACATTAAGCACTAAACAACGCGCTGCCTGTGTTGCGTTTGAATTTGATAGCGTAAGCGTTAGATCGGCATCCGAAAGAAACGTCACTGCGCCATATCCGACAATCGCTTCTTCTAGCGCTGTACCAAGGTTTGTGTTGGTAGTTTGGCCCCAAGTACCGGCTTGTTCACCATCGGCTATAAGCTCAATCTTGAGGTTAGTTGAATAATCTGATGCCATTTTTTACCCCGTTTAGGTAGGAATTTCTTCCCATTCAGTAGTTTCTGCTGTTACTACAGGTGTCCAACCATCTGCGGCTCCCGTACTAACACTTGCCCAATCCCCAACGGCACCTGTGTCTATGATGCCCCAGACGTTAGTGTAGCTAGTAAGACCAATTCCGTACACCCCTGTCGGGAACACATTTGCCGTGCCAGTAACCCCAACAGTGCCTGTACGTCCGGTAGCCTTAAGCCCAGTAACTACCGCTGTTATATCAATTTTGACAGTGGCTGTACCAAGTTCTGCGGTTCCAGCGACCCCAGTTACAAGTACATTGGCATCCGCTGTTACGGTTACGTTGGCTAGAACACCAGTAGCAGACAACCCGGACGGGTAAACATTTGCGTCACCTTTTGCAACTACCGTCCCTAGCTCCGCCGTAGCCTCTACCCCAGACGGTACTACATTAGCAGTACCTGTTACTGTTACGGTACCTACACCACCGGTAGCGGCCAGCCCAGATGGGTATACGTTTGCATCAGCTTTAACCGTTACAGAGCCTACGCTACCAGTAGCAGATAGCCCAGACGGATAGACATTTGCGTCACCTTTTGCGGTTACTGTGCCTAACTCTGCCGTAGCCTGCGCCCCGGACAATACTACGTTAGCGGTTCCAGTTACTATTACCGTGCCTACGCCACCGGTAGCAGACAGCCCAGATGGGTATACGTTTGCATCAGCTTTAACCGTTACAGAGCCTAGCGCGGTTGTGCCACTTACCCCAGTTACAGTTAGGTTGGCATCCCCACTGACAACCGGTGACCCGACACCCCCAGTAGCAGACACCCCAGTCGGGTATATATTGGCAGTACCTGTTACAGAAACTACACCCAACCCGCTGGTAGCAGCTACACCAGTGGGCGATACATTTGCGTCAGCTATTACTACAACAGTACCTACGCCCCCGGTAGACGAGACCCCAGAGACAGACAGTATTTGATCCGTTGTAATAGATACGGTGCCTACAGCACCCGTAGCAGCAACCCCCGTTACTACTGCGACAGCAGCAGCAGATTCTTCGCCTACATCAGCGAAGGGGGCTACAGCAAAGGGTGAGGTACCGAACACGTTCTATCTACGCTATCGCCGTAATTGTTAAAACAGGCACCGCAAGGTTGTAAGGTGCTGAAGCGCCTCCACCGTCTCTCCACACGTTTTGGTGCAAGGCTTGTTGATAAGAAGACCCGTCATATTCACGAGCTTGGAGCTTCAAAGTTTTAGCCGACGTCCAAGAGGTGAACTTACCGTAAGTCGGGCTGCTTGATGCGGCGTTGCACTGAATCATCCACTCAAACACTTCTGGTGCGTTGTGCTGGGCGGAGGATACATACTCGCCCGGAGCAATAGACCGATACGCAGGGATGACTTCATCAGTGTCAATATAAAAACGATAGTGACTGATACCCGAATAACCAGTGCAGTCAATCTGCCAAATGAATTTGTACACCACGGTGGTTGTGCCACTCGGCGGGGTGTATGTCATTTCGCTGCCCGTGACATCTTGGTAACTTGTGGTCAGTTGAAGTACGGCAGTTACGTTTGGAAACGTGTATGTGCCTGACCCCACAGTCACACTACGCCCATCGCATACACCAGCCAACACCTCAATGATTTGTCCCGGCGAGTACGGCTGCTCAAACGCTCCAGCATCGGCGGCAACTATCTTATGACCCGTGGGTAACGCAATCTCGCCAGTGCCTGACTCGGCTTGCAGACTGTTGGTTTCAATCGCGTTTGCTGTTAACGTACTCATGGCTTGGGGTACTCCTGTTTAACCGCAGCAATGGTTGCCTTCCAAGCGTCAATACCCTCGTGGTAGATTTGGTCTAGCTGGTCTTGGATGGACGGGTAGGCGCGAGAGCGTTGCTCTTTGTAGGCTTCAGCATCAGCCCACGATTGCAGCGCCGCCATATCCATGTCAACGACCTCGCCGTTGGCATCGTAGGCAGTTGACCCGTTGATGGTGACCACGCTCGGGTACAGGGCGGTAATGGCGTTCAAATTCATGCCACCACCTCCATTGCGGTAATCGTATTCGCGGTATACCCTGAATACGAAAGGTCGGTCTCTGAATATGGGCGTCCGACGCCAACCCAATAGCCTGACGAGTACGGTACCGCCAGCTGAATCTTATAAGTCACCGCACTGGTGGTCGCCGGTGAGTCCAAATATACCGGGGATACCGCTTGTATATCGTAAGTGGTGTTAAACGAGGTGCTCGCGTACCCGTGCCACGTTGACCGAGTCCTGTTGCTACCTACTTGGTCGCCAATCAAAAGCACCGTGTCAGCCCCTCCACCGATAGAACGCGCAAGGCGCATATCTACGTGCCCCGAATAACCAATAGTGAGGTAAGGCGTCAGTAAAATCTTGTTGCTGCTTGTTGACGGCGTGATGGTGACACTGAGTCCAGTCACATCAACAAAACTTTGAGACTGCGTGGCAAAGACGTCGGTCTTTACTGTCTGCACCACCTGCAAAATAGTTCCGTTAGGCATTTGACTGCTACTGATGTTTGCCGCCGTAGACATCAGCGTCCCGCCCTCATCAGGCAGCGTCAGCGTCCTGTCGGTGTTCGTGGCGGGCGAGGCAATCGTAAAAAGTGCCGTACCGCTTGCGTTGGGGGACAGTGCAATCTTACTCATGGTTTTGGATACTTTGCTTTAACAGCCAAACAATCAGCTATATATTTATCAACCTGCGCTTGGTCGCCTTTGACAATACCATCAAGGTAATCATCAGGTGGAGGATATTCGTTAACCCTGTTTCTTTCCCACGGCTCTAATGGGTCAACCCACTCTTCTACTTCTTCCACAACAGGAGCAGGAATGTCTTCAAACACCCACCCGTTGTCCCACTTAGCCCTCTGACCATCAGGAACCGCAGGGGCTTCTGTATCAACAGTACCTGCTGGCATCAAGTAAACCCCCGGCTCTTTAGGAGATTCATCAGCCGTGGTCGTTCCTACAAAATAACCATCAGAATCAAGTTGTACTACTGTTTTCACATTCACCTCAATACTTAATACAAGCCAATAATGCTACGTTACGTGGACGAGCTTCAGAGCCCTCGTTTTGTGCTTTAAATGCGTCGCTGTCAGTTGGGTACACATAGGTGTTTGCCCCGCCGTATCGGTAGTAACTAACCTCAGCATTAATCTTACGATAGGCGTCACCTGCTGTCGTTGTACCGCTATAGCCACCACCGCCGCTTGTAAACGAACCAGTGCCAACGTAGTGTCCGTGCTCTTGGTTTGCGGCACTCTGTGTGCTTCCTAAACTACGTCCAGTATCAACCCCAGCCCCATCATCCAAAGCACGTAGAAACTCTCCACGTAGGACAGGTACGTTAAACGTGGTAGACCCATCGCCTGACCCAAAGGTTGTGCCGATAGCGGCAAACAAAACATCATAGGTGGTACGCGACACCGCTGCACCGTTACACTTTAAGAAACCATTAGGGGCTGTGGTCATACCAAAGAAACACACCTGACCAGCCAAGAAAGGCAAGGCATCGGCTGTGACTAATCCTACCCCGTTTGTTCCGTCAATCGTTACTGTCATGTTCTCCCCTTAAACCACTACCCAACGGCTACCAGTAGGAATCGTTACAGTGATGCCACTGTTAATTGTGATAGGCCCTGCTGACATTGCACTCTTGTTGGTGCTGATG